ACAGGTTTACCAGATAAGCAAAATAATTTTGATCACTTAAATGATTGTTTAGGTTATCTTGTGTATCGTGAGTTCAATATGATTTACAGTAAGGCAGGTGCAAGAACAGGCTTTAGAATTTACTAAAAGCTTGATACTATGAGGCTAAAAAGTGTACGGAACTCTTGACGGAATCTACAACCCCATAACAACCGTTGCAGCTACTACGGTTGCAAGTCCTAACGCTGCTTATCAGCGTATGGCAAACTTCTGGGGATTGATTACCGATCTTAGAGAAGGCACTTATAAGATCAGGAGTGAACATAGAAAATATCTACCGCAACAACCTAGAGAGCAAGACGATTCTTATGATGTTCGATTGAGTCGTTCAACCGTTGTTCCATTTGTGCAGCGAATTGAGAAAATGTTGTCAGGGATGTTAGTAAGAAAGCCTATCCGATTAGATGATGTTTCTGATTTAGTTCGTGAGCAATTATTTGATGTTGACTTAGAGGGGAATGATTTAAATGTTTGGTTATATCAAACAGCAAGGCAAGCAATAAGTTTTGGCCATGTTGGTGTTTTAGTTGATGCACCAAAAGAAGGAGAAAAGGCAAGACCGTACTGGGTAACATATCAACCGTCAGATATTCTTGGATGGAGAACAGAGGTTAGAGAAGGTGTAAGGAAATTATCTCAACTTAGATTGCTTGAAAGAGTTGTTGAACCAGATGGAAAGTATGGAGAAAAGACAGTCGAACAGATCAGAGTTTTAGAGCCTGGTAGTTTTGAGATTCACAGAAAGAAAGATAAGGGTGATTTTTATATACATGACTCTGGAACCATGAGCTTGGATGAAATTCCATTTTCCATTGCTTATGCAAATAGAGTTGGCCCTTATGAATCTAGAAGTCCGTTATATGACATCGCAGAATTAAATTTAAAGCATTATCAAATTCAGTCTGACCTTGATAATATTCTTTCCGTTTCGGCTGTTCCTTTATTAGCTTTTTATGGTTTCCCTGCTAGTGCAGATGAGATTTCAGCAGGACCAGGTGAGGCGTTAAGTTTACCGCAAGAATCAAGAGCAGAATATATAAGTCCCTCTGGAGATAGTTTTGATAGTCAGTTTAGAAGATTGGACGATATTGAAAAGCAAATTAATACGCTTTCACTAGCGGCGGTGATGGGTTCTAAGTTGGTAGGTGAAAGTGCAGAAGCCAAGAGAATTGATAGAAGCCAAAGCGATGCAACGCTCATGGTTTTAGCTCAACAGATGCAGGATTTAGTTGATAACTGTTTGAGGTTTCATTCCATGTATTTGAATGAGCCTAACGCTGGCAGTAGTTTTGTTAATCGTGATTTTGTTAGTGCAAGGTTAGAGCCACAAGAGATTCAAAGCTTATTGCAACTTTATACGGCTGGAACTATTTCACAAAAGACATTGCTTGATCAACTTTCATCTGGTGAAGTCTTAGCAGATGATTTTGACGTTGAGGAAGAATTAGAAAGTACGCAGTCGGGTGGATTAATTGAGATGGATGCAGCTCCAACTGAAGCGGCTTGATGAATGTCAACTCCAGAAGCGTTTTATAGAGAGGTTATTGATTTAAACCGTTATAGCAATTCGGTTGCTGGTAAAT